GCCAAACTTTGCGCGCGCTGTGATTGCGTTGCGTGACCAGTGACGGAGGGTGACATGGCCGACTCGCCTGCGCTGCGCCAGCGGCGCACCCGCCGGCACAAGGCCGGGGATCATTCGCTGTGCCGCCCCGGCTGCGGTGACCGCGATAAGCACGCCCCTCCTCAGCTTGCCCAGGTGCGCCCGCTTGACGCGCCTGCTGGTGACCTGAACCCCCGCGAGTCGCTGACGGCGCTGGCTCGGCGGCTGGAGGAGGCGCACCTGGCCTATCCGGCTAACGCGTTCATCGCGCGGGAGCTGCGCGTGACCCTGCTGGCGATTGAGGCTGCTGAGCCGGCCGCCGCCGATCCGATGGATGAGTTGCGTGCGATGGCCGCGCGGGTTTCCTGAGCCCCGTCTGAGCGCTGTCCCGGAGGGCGATCCGGCCCGGGCGGCTGCGGCGGTGGGGCTGGCGGCGCTGGGTGGCGTTCAGATGGACGGCTGGCAGCGGTTGTGGCTGGAGTCGTCGCTGCGCCGTGACCAGGGCAAATGGGCCAGCTTTGAATCGTCGGTTGTGGTGCCGCGGCAAAACGGGAAGTCGGTGGCGCTGGGGATCCGGGCGCTGGCTGGTGCGCTGCTGTTCGGTGAGCGGCTGATCATCGTTTCGGCGCATGAGTGGCGGACGGTGGTTGAGTTGTTCCGCGCCGCTGATGATCTGCTGGCGGAGTCGCCGCTGCGACGGCAGGTGCGGCGGGTGCGCCGGTCGGGTGGTGAGGAGGCGATCGAGTTCACCAGCGGTGGCCGGATCCGGTTCATGAACCGGTCGCGGGAGTCGGCGCGTGGGTTCAGCGCTGATTGCGTGATCATGGATGAGGCGCACACGCTGTCGGGTGAGCAGATGGCGGCTTTGCTGCCGGTGCTGTCGGCGCGGCCGGATCCGCAGATCGTGTATGCGTGCGCTGGGCCGGGGCCGGGGGCGTGGCATCTGTCGAGGTTGCGGCAGCGGGTTCTGAACGGGGACGTGAGCCGGCTGTGCTGGCTGGAGTGGTCGGGTGACCCGGGCGGCGATATCGAGGATGAGGCCATGTGGGAGGCGGCTAACCCGGCGGTGGCGTCTGGGCGGCTGACTGTTGAGCGGATGCGTGAGGAGCGGGTGAGTCTCGGCCGCGACGGGTTCATGTCTGAGCGGCTGGCGTGCGCGCCGTGGCCGTCTGAACTGGACGGGGCGTATCAGTTGTTTTCCCCGGAGGATGTGCGCCGCTACTTCGGCAGGACTGGATGACCACAGCGTGGGGTGTGGAGCTGTCCCCTGACGGTGAGATGGGCTCACTGGTGGGCGTCTCCACGTGTGACGGCGGGTACCGCACCGAACTGCTGTTTTACCGGCTGGCAGCGGATCTGCCGGACGTGCTGGGCGGCTTGTATGACGGCGACCCGGACGCGGCGGGGGTGTTCCTGGATCCGATGCCGTGCGCGGCGATCCTCGACGAGCTGTGTGAACGGACGTGGGTTCACAAGCTGGAGGCGGTGGATGTGGCCGCTGCGGCGGCGCAGTTCCGCTCCGCGGTGAAGGGGCAGCTGGTGACGGCGGTCCCGCATCCTGCTCTGGAGCAGGCGCTGGTGTATGCGGCTCAGCGGCCTTTGGCGACGGCGTTCGGGTTTGAGCGGCGGAAGGTGGCCGCTGACATGAGCCCGCTGAACGCGGCGGCGTTCGGTCTGTGGGGCCTGCGCCGTAATGAGGCGCTGGCCGATCCCGGTGTGATGCTCGCCTAACTAGGAGGAACCGTGCTCGGTTTCGCGGCGTTGCTGGCGTTTGTGCTGGCGTGGGTGTTCGCCATGTTCGGCGGTCCCGGCCCGGCGTTTTTCCATCCGCTGACGCTGGCGTTCCTGGGGTTGGCGCTGCTGGCGGCGCATCTGGTGCTGGGGTCGTGGCTGCCGTGGCGGAAGGGCGCCGCATGACTGGCCTCGCGGTGGCGCATGCGTGGGTGCGGTGGCGCGCCTCAGCGGTCCTGTGGGCCGCGCACGCCAGCCGCGTCCGCGCCCGCCTACGTGCCCGCCTGGTGCCGCATACGGCGCTGCTGCTGGTGATCCTCGGCCTCGGCGGCGGCCTCGCCGGTGGGGCGCTGATCGGTGAATGGTGCCTGGGCCTGATGCTGATCGCCGAGTCCGCGCTGGTGGTGTATGTGGGCCTCGCCCGCGACGACGGCACCGGCCGCCCCCAGCAGGGTCACACGGTGCCGGAGATTCTTGAACGGGCGCGGAACCTGCCGTGACGCGTCTGTGGGACCGGTGGCTGCAGCGCGACGCCGGGTTCTGGGAAGGCATGGCGTCCGGTGCCGCCACGCTGACCACCACGTACGGCTCCCCGGACCGCGAAGCGATCCTCCCCGTCCTCGCGGCGAACGCACGGCGGTCGTACACGTCGAATTCGCCGGTGTTCGCCGCGGAACTGGTGCGGACGATGCTCCTCGCCGAGGCCGTGTTCGTGCTGCAGGCGAAAGACGACAAACACCTGTTCGGCAACACCAGCCTGCGCATCCTGGAGGAGCCGTGGCCGGACGGTTCGAGCGGTGAGCTGATCGCCCGGTGTGAGCAGGATGGGGCGCTGGCGGGGAACGCGTACATCTGGCGGCCGCCGGACCCGCAGGACGGGCATCTGCTGGTGCGGCTGCGCCCGGACTGGGTGACGATCATCAGCAAGGTCGCGTATCTGCCGGGTGGTGGGTCGTACCGGCGGAAGCTGGGGTACTGGGTTGAGCCGCCGAAGTCGGTCGCGGACGAAGGGGCGGGCGAGTTTTACCCGGCGGAGGAGGTCGCGCACTGGGTGCCGGTGGGGATGGAGGACCCGGAGGCGGCGTTCCGCGGGATGTCGTGGCTGACGCCGGTCGCGCGGGAGATCGCCGCTGATGAGGGCCTGACCGGGCACAAGATCAAATATCTGGAGCATGCGGCCAGCCCGAATCTGCTTTTGAAGTATGCGCAGAAGCTCGCGCCGGGGACGGTGGACCGGATCCGCGAACGTGTCACGGCCCGCTATGGGGGCGTGGACAACGCGTACCGCACCCTCGTGCTGGATCAGGGCGCGGACGCGACCGTGGTGGGGAACTCGCTGCAGCAGATGGACTTCTCCAACGTGGAAGGCGCGGGGGAGCAGCGCATCCTCGCGGCGTCGGGTGTGCCTGGGGTGCTCGTCGGCCTCGAGCCGCTGCGGGGTGCCGGCCGGGGCTACCAGGAGAGCATGCAGAAGCTGGCGAATCTGTGGGCGCGTCCGCAGTGGCGGTCGCTGTGCAAGGCCCTCGAAAAGTTCGTGGACGACCCGACGGTGCAGGCCGGCGGGACGCGGCTCTGGTTCGACACGAGCGATATCGCGGCGCTCCAAGACGGCGAAATGGAGAAGGGGCAGGCCGCGCTAGTCCGCGCTCAGGCGCTGCTGGCGCTGGTCCAAGCCGGATACACGCACGAAAGCGCGGTCCTCGCGGTGGACGCGTCGGACCTGTCGCAGCTGCAGGCCGGCGGTGTGGGCACGCCGACGTCGGGGCCGCAGGTGCAGCATTTGCTCGGCCAAACCCAGCCGGGTGTGGTGGCGTCTCCGCTGCCACCTACCCTCGGCAGGCTCCCTGTCGGCCCCACGAGCCCTGGCGGCAACGGGGACGGGTCCCGGCCTGTCCCACGCCCAGCGTCCGCTAGGAGGGCACTGGAAGGCTCTAACGGCCATGTCTGAGCAGGATGCCGCCCGGTTCAACCCGTTCCACGCCAAAGCCGGTTCACCGACGGGTGGCCAGTTCTCCAGCAGCAGCGGTGGGAGTGGCGGCGCGAAGGCGCCGGCGGGGCACAAACCCGCGTCCGGCCCGGCCGGCCCCAGCCCCGCCGCGCTCCGTGAGAAGTCGGCGCTCCTCGCCCAGGCGCATAAGGACGAGCAGCGGGCGCGGGAACTGGAGAAGGAACTCCACGTCCTGCAGAAGCAGGAACACGCCGCGCAGGCGGCGGCTAAGACGGCGGCAGGGCACGCAGCGGCGGCGCAGAAAGCCTCCCACGCCGCGACGGCTGCGGCGAAGAAGTCAGCGGCGCACGCGGCGGCGGCGGCGAAAGCCCATCACGCCGCGACGGCTGCGCATAAGCACCACACGGCGGCGCATCACAAGCACCGTAAGCACGCGGCGACGCTGAAGCAGCGGATCACGTCGCTGCAAACGGAGATCCACGGCCTGCGGGTCCACGCGGCGGCGCTGGAGGTGCAGGCGCACGCGATCCGCGCCGCCGGGATGGTCACGAACCCCAGCGGGACCGAACGCCTCCACCAGTACTGGGTCCACGGCGAAGGCGCCGCGAAGATCCGCTGGGGGAGCCCGGGGGATTACGACAGGTGCGTCCTCCACCTGTCCAAGTTCATCAAGGACGCACACGGCTACTGCGCGAAAGCCCATCACGACGCGCTCGGCATCTGGCCGGCGACCCACGCGGCGGAGATCAAGCACGCGACCGGGAGGTCTGCGATGACGGTACCGGCAGGCGGCTACGACGCTGATGGCCTCGACGGCTCCTGGGACGGTGACTGTTCCGACCTGCCCGACCTGACCGGCCTGCACGTGCACCACTTCGAGCAGGCCGCCGCGGACATGGGGATGGCCGCGCCGGACGAACCCGCGCAGCGTGCCATGGCGAAACTCGGCACCGGAGGCCGGTTCAAGAAGCTGAAGGCTTCCCTCGCCGCCAAAGGCGCCCACGACCCCGGGGCGCTCGCCGCGTACATCGGGCGGCGCAAGTACGGCAAGGCGGCGTTCCACAAGCTGGCCGCGAAAGCACGCGGGAAAGGCGGATCGAGCCGGATGAGCAGCGACAGCAATGGGAACGGCGCGAAGCGCCCCGGTGAGATCCTCCGGTTCTACCCCCTCGACGACATTCACATCGTGTCCCGCGCCGACGGCGACGGCACCGGCCGCGTCGTCGAAGCCTACGCGGCGGTGTTCGACGAGGCAGCGGAGATCAAGGACCACGAAGGCCACTACGAGGAGACGATCGACCGCGGCGCGTTCGACCAGGTCCTCGCCCGCATCCAGCGCTCCCGCGGCGGCCTCGCTGGTGCTATCCGCGTCCTGTACAACCACGGTCAGACGATGCGCGGGCAGGAAGCCCCCGAGTTCCAGAAGCCGCTCGGCAAGCCCCTCGAGGTCCGCCCCGACGGCCGCGGGCTGCTGACCCGCACCGAATACGGCCGCAGCCCCCTGGCGGAAGAAATCCTGGAGAACATCCGCAACGGGTCGATCACCGCGCAGTCGTTCGTCGGCGGCATCCTCCGCTCCGACCCGCAGCTGAAAGGCCCCGGCGACCGGTACCGCGCCCGCAACGGTGCCCTGACCCGCGTCAGGCGCCTGGGTCTCGGGCTGCGGGAGTACGGGCCGGTGCTGTACGCCGCCTACCCCGGCGCCGAGTTCCTGGGGGTGCGGATGGGCACCCCCGAGCTCGCTAACAGCTTTGATCCACCCGAGGACGAGGAGTACACCCCCGGCGATGAGGGGGATGTCACCGGCGGCGCACCCGAAGATGCGACCTCGGCCCGGTATCACCAGCACGCGCTTTACGTGATGCGGTCGCGTGAGCTGCGTGAAAGCAAGGGACTGGTCTGGTGACCGGGCCCAGGAAAGGTGTGGCATGGCCACGTTGAAGGAAAAGCTGGACGAGATGGCCCGCATCAAGGGCGAACTCCAGCGGATGGAAAACGACGACACCGTCACCGAGGAGGATTCGGGTGACCTGCGGGACACGCTGGTGCAGCGGTGGGAGCAGCTCGACGGCGAGTGCAAGCCGCTGATCGAGCGGATGGAGAAGGTGAAGGGCATCACCCGCGCGGCGGAGGACCCGGCGAACCGCGAGTCCGGCGACGGCGGGACGGTCGCCCGGTGGGCCGGTGGGCGCGGCCCAGAGTTCATGACCCGCCGTGACCCGTTCGACAACCTGCCCGCGGTCCGCCAGGGCATGATCACCTCCGACGACGCTATCGCCCGCGCGTCGAACGCCATCGAAGCCCACGACAAGCGCGGCCTGCTCCCTGACCACCGCGGCGAGGCGGCGACCCAGTCGGCGCAGAACCCGGCGATCGCCCGCCACGTCCTCCTCCACGGCCACGACGAGTATTACGACGCGTTCCGCGCCTACCTCGACGACCCCACCGGCCCCGGGCTGCAACGCGCCGCCGGCGCATTGTCCCTGGCCAACGCCCAAGGAGGGTTCCTCCTTCCGTACTTTTTGGACCCGACCATCGTGATCACGACGGACGGGACGACGAACCCGTACCGGCGGCTGGCGAACGTGAAGCAGATCACGACCAACGCCTACCACGGGGTCAACAGTGCCGGTGTCCAGGCCGCGTACCTCGACGAGGCCGCCTCCGCCGGCACCGCCGCCTACCAGGGCGTCGGGCAGGTCAACGTGTTCGTCAAGAAGGCCGCCGCGTGGATCTACGGCTCCCTGGAGGCGAACGAGGACACCAACTTCGCCGACCAGCTCCCCCGCCTGCTGCAGGACGGGAAGGACATCCTCGAGGAGCAGAACTTCGCCGCCGGGACCGGCGCGAACACCGACAACACGGGTACGCCGAACGGGATCGCGCACGCGCTCGGCACCGCGCAAGTCGTCCACCCGGCGACCTCGGGTGCGATCGTCGCCGGCGACGTGTACAACCTGGAGGCCGCGCTCGGCCCCCGGTTCCGCATGTCCCCCTCGGTCGGGTTCGTCGCGAACATCTCCACCATCAACAAGATCCGCAACGCGTCGCCGTCCGGCGCCGGGTCGTCGTTCTGGGCGACCCTCGGCGATGGCACCCCGTCGCGGCTGCTCAACCACGTCATCGAGGAGTCCCCGAGCATCACCGTCACCGCCGGCACCGGCACCGGCTCGTCCGGCACCGGCAACTCGCTGGTCGTGTTCGGGGCTTGGGACCACTTCCTGATCGTGGACCGCATCGGAGTGTCCATGCTCTTTGAGCCCTTGATCAAGGACCCGACCAGCGGCGCTCCG